TCTCTGCCAACTTCAATAAAGCAGAGCCATACAATGGACCTCGTGAGCCCCGCATGATTTCAACCATGCCAACTGTTCACTTGTACCGCACTTCCCGGATCACGCTTGCCCTCGCTGAACATTGCAAGAAATTCCCCTGGTACATTCCTGGCAAGACTCCCGCCGCTATCGCTGCACGCGTGGCCGAGCTCTGCAAGGATCAGGACGGAATTGCTGATGGCGATTACTCGCACTTCGACGGATCGATATCTGATGACATTCACTCCAAGATCATCGTCCGACTTCTGGCTCGCATGCTTACTCCTCATGACTTCAGGGAGTTCATCGAGATTGAGAAGGCAGAGTATGGGGCTGACGCCAAGAACGTCACGCCCTCAGGCCTTATTTACTACTCCGCTTTCATTCAACGGTCCGGTCACTCCGGAACATCCGTATTCCACACCGTTCGTAACGCGGCGCGTTCTTACTGCGCTCTACGCCGGGCTGGATACACCCACGATGAGGCGATGACACTCCTAGGTGCTTACTCTGGAGATGATTCCCTTGATCTCATCCGAGACCGCAAGGTCGAGGAGGCCCACATTCAGGAGGCTGCCGATTGGGGACTTGAGTACAAGTTCAACAAAACTCCCAAAGGCAAGCCGGTCCCATTCCTTGGACGCTACTTCGCGGATCCATGGAGTGGTTCCCTTGACTCTTTCTGTGACCCGATGCGCACAATGGTCAAGATCCACCTTTCACCCACGGGGATTGCTTCACCTGAGCAGAATGCCTACAACAAGGCTGCTGGCTACTTGGCCAGTGACTCGCTCACCCCGGTTATTGGGACCCTTTGCAAGGCCGTGCAGCGCCTTTCCAAGGTGTCCAAGGTCGACAATGTCGACCATGAGACCGCTTTCAAGCTGGGGAATTCCTACCCCCAGGTTTCCGCAGACCTGATCCAGGACGCTTTTTACACTGTCTTGCCCGACATCTCGCCCCTCACCATTGGTGGATTCGGGGCTGAGTGTTCGAAGGCCCAGTCCCTCGATACGCTACCAAGTGTTTGGTTCAACTCCCAGAAGAAGATCAAGTGGGAGAGACTAGCCAGCACCAAGGACATCTGCTTCGGCTCTCGTGAGCTGAAGAAGACCGCTGAGGAGAACTTCCGCCGCACCAATGTTGTCGCGAAACGTATGGGCAAACAAGTCGAAAAGAGATCGCCTGACTTACGATCAAATGCCCCTAAGAATGCGC